TCCATTTCTTTTTATTACTTTAATTTCTTGCATTAAAAATTATAATTCTTTTTTGTTATATTTCCTCATCAAATGTAATAGCCCCACTTAAATCGGCAGTTTTGTATTCAGTTGAACGACCCTCAAAAAAGTTAGTTTTTGTTTTTAAAGCAATCTGATTCATAAATTCAAAAGGATTACTCACATTGAACACCTTATTACAATGTAATTGGGTTAACAATCCATCCACAACGAACTCTAAATATTGTTTCATAAGGTCAGCATTCATACCTATAAGCGAAACTGGAAGTGATTCAGTAATGAACTCTTTTTCAATCTCAAGGGCTGACAAGAATATCTCTGTAATTCTCTCTTTTGTTGGTTGATTTACGATGTGATTGTTTAGCAAGTGAATTGCAAAGTCGGCATGCATTGCCTCGTCTCTTGAAATGAATGTGTTTGAGTCGCAGAGACCTGGCATTAGACCACGTGATTTCAAATAGAAGATACTACAGAATGAGCCTGAGAAAAATATCCCTTCAACGGCTACAAACGCTATTAATCTTTCTACGAATGATTCTGATTCAATCCATTTAAGGGCCCATTCTGCTTTTTTCTTAACGGGTGGCATATACTCGATAGCCTTGAAACACTCATTTCGTTCTTTTGTATCACTAATGTACGTGTCAATAAGCAAAGAATACATAAGACTATGTATGTTTTCCATCATAATTTGGAATCCATAGAAGAATCTTGCTTCTGTGTATTGAACTTCGTTACAGAAGTTTACTGCTAGGTTTTCGTTGACGATTCCATCAGATGCCGCAAAAAAGGCTAATATATTTTTGATGAAAAATCGTTCATTATCATTTAATCTTTTATTCCAATGTTCTAAGTCTTTGGACAAGTCAACTTCTTTTTCAGTCCACATTGCTTCCATAGAGTCTTCGTAGTATTTCCAAAGGTCAGGATGCTCAATTGGAAATATTACAAATCTACCATCATTGGGTTCTAATATTGGTTCAATCATTTTATTTATCTATAATTTTAACGTCATTAAGTAATGCTTTACGTGCATTAGCCGCATTAAACAAGTGTGAAACCCTAGCTGTGTTATCAGCTTGTTTGTTTTCTCTAATTTCACCTTGTGTTCTTGAACCTTGGTTGGTTCCCATGTCAATCTGAATACTTGCGTTATCAAATCTAATGTTTTCGAAAACTTCACCCGATTTACCAAAACGAGACTTAAGAATCGCCATGGTAGCTGTGTTGTTTTCTTTTTGGTCAAGCGTTTTCGCTACTGATAATACGAAGTGAGCAATTTGTGCTTTTTTGATAGAACCACCCATTTGGTCGGCTTCTACAATTTCTGCTTTAATTGAGCTTCTATTACCTTGAATCGCTGTCCATCCTGCCATATCCATTTCGGCAAGCATTGCTTCAAATTGTCTCATTACACTTCCCTCTCCTGCATTCACGTCATCGAATTTTTTAGACGGCTCAACACAATCAATATAGTCAAGAAGAACCAAGTCTGGCTTGAATCCACCTGCTATAAGCTTTCTAATGTATTGACGGATTACAGGAATAGTTGTTCCATCACTTGAAAACTTTTTAAGTCTAAGTGTTCCGTTTTTACTGTCTTTGGACATAGCCGTAGCCATTTCCATAATTTCATCAGTGTGTAATGATAAGCTGTTCAAGTCATATCCTGACCAACAAGCTAAGTGTTTTCTTTGGATTACCTTTGGGTTATCCTCAAAAAAGATTTGTAAAACATTATGACCATCTAGCATGGCCGTATTTGCAAACTTGGTAACCATTGTCGTTTTACCAACACCAAAAGGTGCTAGAATTACGGCTAATTCACCCTTGGATAAACCACCGTCCATAACTACATCTAAACCATCAATTCCTGTACGTATTGGCTTACGGAAATCATCCACCAATACTGATGCAATATTATCAAAAACGTTCATACCATCATCCTTACCATCACCATGTTCTAGTGCCTTGCGGATGATATTTTCAATCAAATCCACATCTTCAAAGTTACCCATGTTGATAACCTTGGTTAGCTCAAGAACTGCTTTCTTCATTTCTTGGTATTTGCAAAATTTCATAGCGATGTCTTGAACCTTAAGCGTATCGTTAAGGTTCGCATCTTGAATCTTGCGAAGCTGAGAGATAACAAATTTTCGTTGAATATCGTCTCTAATATCTTCTAGTAATCTAAATTCTAAGCTACCGACATCAGGAATGATATCGTCGGTACGCTTAGCATCTTTTATTGTTGCAACAATAACTCGTAAGTATTGGTCTTCAAAATAATTAGGATTAACAATGTCAATAATAGAATTAGCAAAAGTTTTATCTGTTAGTATTTGGGCTATTAGTCGTATTTGATATTCATACCCCAAATAAGCTAAGCTATTTTTGTCTATTTGTGCCATATTTTTTTCCTTGTTATAATAAATATTAACCTAACTTTTATAAGTTCTTAATTAATGTATAATTTTTTTGGTTTGCTGATTGTCTGATTTCTGAAATTACCGCAGGGATGATTTCACGGATATCAACATTCACTTTTGGGTTAAGTGTGAAAAATTCGTTGTCGAATTGAATCTCACCAACTGTTCTTTTGTCCACACGGAACTCAAACTTAAACACGTCACCTTTCTTCGCTGGTGCTTTGTAGCTTTCTTCATTTTGTACCTCGTACGGATTGTAATTATTCCAAAGATAATCTAAAGATTGTGTTTTTAAATAGTTCGGGATTAATCCTTGCTCACCAAATTCACCATTGTTCATTCCAGCGATACTATCCAACATTTCTTTTAACTCGATTGATTGGGTAAAATCTTCATTGTAGTCGAAGATATGGAAATATCTTTGGCATACGATGTTTTTGTTTACGTAGAACACGAACTCAAAACGTTGTTCTTCAATCTTTTTTCCTTGTGTGATTTTTTCTGTTGTCATTTGTTTTATTTTTTATTGTTAAAATTGTATTTGTTCTCTTTGTATTAGTTCTTTGAATGGGATTAGATAATCAGGATATCTGTGTTCACCAATTACCTTGTCCATTCCGTCTCTTTTCATGTATTCTAAGACACGTTTTAGGTCTCGACCACCATCATCAAGGGTTCCGTCAATAAGTTCTCTTAAATCACGTATTCCGTCTTGAGTCATCATGGGAGACGATAAGTCAACCAACTTATGGTTAATCTCGAATATTTTTTTACCTTGAACCCCTTCTGTTGTTCTGTTGATGATGTTTTCGAGTACCTTGAGTGGTGGCTTCTTTTTAGTTTGTCGTTCTGTTAATTGATTTTGTGCGCTTGCTATTACTTCGTCGATTGTTACTGTTCGTTCTCCTATCTCTGGGAAATGATTAAGTAGGGTTTTTTCTTTTATACCCTTTATCCCTTTTATACTGTCAGAATCGTCACCACAAATCGTCTTTACTAGTCTTGCGTTGTTTTTGATATAGCAAAAGTACGAAGAAAAATTGGAATTATCAACATATTTCTTCAAATCTAAGAAATAAATTCTAACATTTTCCGTAACTAGCTGAGCCATATCTCTATCGTTGGTGCAAATTGTTATCTTTTCATTCGACTTTTTATGCAAACAATAGTAAGCTATGAAATCATCCCCTTCAATTATTGGATGTTTAAGCTGTCTTATGTACATTTCATTTAGGTAATCCCAAACTATTTTTCTTTGCGATAGTTCACTTGGGTCGCTGGGTTGAGTCCCGTTGATGAAGTCCTTGCCTCTATCCTTCTTATAGTCTTCATAGATTTGGTATCTAAGAAGCCCACTAAAGTTTCCATCCCAAAAAACATAAACCCTATGGTAAGTGTCTTCGGTTAAAAGCATTCTAAGGGTTGTCATAAATTGATATATCCCGCCAATGTGTCTACCTTGGTCGTTATAGCAATTCTTAGCACCATTAAATGCAGTTTTGAACAATGCATTACCATCTACTAGTAATGTGTTCTGTATTTTTTTTCGTATTTCACCATTTTTCGGTGGTAACTTAGCCATTATATACTTCGTTAATATTGATATTTACAAAGATACTATTTTATTTGATATGATGCAATAAAAAAAGCCGTAATTTAAATTACGGCTTTTAATTTTATTCTAGTACGTCATCTGTTTCAAACTTACCTTCTTCTGTAACCCAATCAATCACAGTATCATAGTCTACGTTTAAGGCATCATGGATGAATTGGCGATTTTCTTTTTTATAAGCATCTAATTCATCTGGATTGACATATCCGTGAGGTGTTGAAGCAATAACTCCATTTCTCTCGATACCAGTTACGTGGTTTTTCTCACATCTAATCTTAGCTTCTGTTCCATATTGGAAATCTTGGTTAAGAGCCTTAGCTGTTAATTTTTTAGTTCCGTGTGTCAAGATACCACCTAAGTGAACAATGATTCTTGAGTTGAAGAACATGAACTCACCACCCTTGTGTTTGATTACAGTTCCATTCATTGAATCTAACCAAATCTTTTGAACACAAATCATAGTGTTTGTATATTCGCTGTCTATTGTTCTTGTTGATGGAATCTTAAAGTTAACGATTGCTTGGAAAGCACCCATAGCACCAGCATTCCACATGTTGTTACTTGTGTTAGAACAAGCAGATTTATAACAGTTAAGCGTTCCAATTGAGTC